GGATAATGAAAGCAGCTGGCTCGCGGCAGGATCGGCCAACGGGGTGCCGATTATGGGAACGAAATCCACCATTCTGTCCGTGTAAACTGGCCGCTATGGCAGAGCACATCGTTCACATCGATGGGGTCACAGGTTCGAGTCCTGTTGCGACCACCAGAATTGACTGAAATAAAGATACAATTTCAGTCGGAGCAAAACCTCTGTATTAACAGGGGTTTTGCTCTTTATTATTGCCAGTCATCGGCATTTGGACTCTCATTTGTCCCCCAATTTTCAGGCTCTGGTCTGCTTTGGAAGCAGTTAAAGTGACACCCCATTATTTATCCTCAATGTTCAAATAGCAGAAACTGGTGATTTGACACCCTTTTTGTTATGCTCATTATTGAGATCTGTTTAACACGATTATAATATCATTGAATATGCTGTGTATAGGTGAACCAAGCTATATCCGACACAACAAGGAAAAAGCCCGCATCGCTGCGAGCTTCTTGTGGTATAGTTCCTCCGGTTTTCATACTACCGGAATGTGGTATGTAAAGTGCTAAAGGCTATAATCGCCTCTTGATCTCATCCATCGATACGGTCGTGCTATTACCGTTCCTCCAATGGAATTCAATTGTCCTATCAGCCATAACTTTCGCATAGTCTACCAGAGCATGCCAGGTATGGGTTGAGAAGCTGGTGATGACTTCACCATCATTCTGCAAGCCTTCCAGGAAGAGAATCATATTCTGCTTCTGTATTCTGAGTGTTGAGATCTGCTCTTCCAACGCCGCAATCTCCGCCTCTTTACCTTCCAGAATACGCGTCAGTTCATTGAACTTTCTGGTATAACCCTTCTGGTTCCGGAGGCGAGTGGCATTGTCCCGTATGAGGCTTTCAAGACGAAGTCTCAGGTCGTGAACCTCATTCTCGAGGGACTCTTTCTTTGCGATCATGGGATGTATGTCTCCAGCCAGCGGAATCAGCTCGTCTATGAACGCATCAATATGCTTGGCTTTGTCGTCGCCAATCAACCGATTCACAGCGATCAGAAATCCTTGCTTAAGCTCGTCATCCGTCACTCTCGGTGGCCGACATGGCGTTCCGTGGGCATACTTATCGTTGCACAGCCAGATATTCCGGCGATAGCGCGTATTGGAGTGCCAGACGCGATGACCATAATAGGCTCCGCAGTCTCCACAGATGACTTTGAGGGTAAACGGGCTGTCATAGTATTTTCCTTTCTTTCCAGCGCGTCTGCTTATCTCTCTCTGGACCAATTCGAAGGTATCCGGGGAGATAATGGCGTCGTGGGAATCACGGATATACCATTGTTTCCGTTCACCGTTATTGACGCGCGTTTTCTTGGTCAGAAAATCCACGACATAAGTCTTCTGAAGCTTGGCGTCCCCTTTGTATTTTTCGTTGGTGAGAATACTGCGGACTGTGGAGATGGACCAGCGCTTCTTGTGCTTGGGCGTTTCTATGCCCCTTACAGTCAGTTCGTCGGCAATAGCGCTGAAAGTCATACCATCAAGATACCACTTATAGATGAGACGAACTGTTTTCGCCTCCTCCTCCACGATCTTGGGCAGACCATCCTCTCCTTTCTCATAACCCAGAAACGAACCATAAGGAAGGGTGATTTTGGATTGCTCCATGCTACGCTGCTTGCCCCAACGGACGTTTTCGCTGATTGAACGGCTTTCCTCCTGAGCGATCGAACACATAAAGGTGAAGACCATCTCCGCGTTGGGGTCCATTGAACTGAGATTCTCTTTCTCAAAGCGGACCTCCACGCCTGCATTTCTCAGGTTGCGCGTTACTGTCAAAGCATCCACGGTGTTGCGGGAGAAGCGTGAAACAGACTTTGTAAGGATCAGGTCAATCTTGCCGTGCATGGCATCGTCAACCATTCGATTGAACTCTTCACGGTGTTTCATGCTGGTGCCAGTAATGCCTTCATCAGCATAGATGCCGACAAAGTCCCAATCTGGCTCATTCTTGATGAAATTCGTATAGAATTCAATTTGAGCCTCATAGCTGTTCTGCTGCGCGTCCTGTTCCGTTGAAACACGCGCATATGCAGCGACCCGTTTCTTCCTTGATAGCGCTATGGCAGTTGCGGTAGATGAATTTGTTACCTCCGGATTGAAGATAACGGTGGCTTCTCGCTTGTGCGCTCTCGTTGGTTTCCTTAACATTTCTTTTCCTCCTCCAATCGCTTCTTGGTCCGTTGACGTGCTCGTTCCTTCATCTCAGGCGTCCATGACTCGCGGCGTGATCGATGCTTCCATTCGACTCGCTGCTCAGATCCGTCTTTGAAGCGGTAAATCAGGACATACTTTTCCGGTACGACTATTTCAGTAACCTTATCCCTCAGAATCCCTCTGTCCAGTTCCTTCAGCCCAAGCACCTCACAGGTCTTGGTGGTCAGAATATCCTCGGGGATTAACTTGGCATTGCAATGATGTTGACCAAAGACATTGGACGCGTTGCAAAGCCAAATTGGATGAGCATAAGGGGTACCGCTGTTGCCGATCTTGCGCGTGTAGTGATTTCCACACTTCCCACAGCGAAGCAATCCGGTAAAGGGATAGCCGATTTTCTTCCCATTCAAAGCATTTTCTGCGCGGTGAGCAATTTCATGTTGAACACATTCAAAGGTCTCTCGATCGATGATTGCGTCATGGGTATTCTGCGTCAGATACGAAGGGCGTTCTCCCTTGTTTCTCTTCTGCTTTTTTGTCAGGTGATCCGTCACAAAGTACTTCTGAAGCCTGAGATCGCCGCAGTACTTCTCGTTGCGAAGAATGAACGCGACTGATTCCGGATACCACCTGCTCTTATTCAGACGTGTTGGCACCCCTTCTTCATTCAGCTTCTTGGCGATGGCCACCTTACCCATTCCTGAGAGGTATAGGTCAAAGATGTACTTCACAATCCACTCCTCTTCCTCGTCAACCCAGAAGGTACCGTCCACAAGCCGATATCCAAGGGCATTGCCATTGATCGGTTCACCCTTTTCAAACTTCTTACGGATGCGCCATTTCTGGTTCTCCGAAGCGGAACGACTCTGTTCCTGGGCATGAGCGGCAAATACCGAGATCAGGAATTCCCCCTTTGCGCTAAGCGTATGAAGGTTTTCTTCCTCGAAATGTACGTCAACACCCAGATGCTTCAGTTCTCGTATGGTATCCAGTAAAGTAACCGTATTGCGGGCAAAACGTGTGATTGACTTTGCCAGGATGATGTCGATCTTGCCTTCTCTGCAAGTCGCCAGCATCCGTTGGAACTCAGGTCGATTGTCCTTGGTCCCGGTCTTGCCTTCATCGGCGAAGATTTCAACCAGTTCCCAATCCGAGTGTGAAGAGATCAGATTGTTATAGTAGCTGATCTGCGCGGAAAGGGAATGTAGAGCATCCTCCTTGTCACTGGACACACGAGCGTAGGCAGCAACGCGCTTCTTGCGCGTTTCCTGCGTAAGGTCTTGCTTGTATTTGACAGAGCAGACACGTTCATGTTTAGCCATTGTGAGTCTCCTTCCTGTGTTCTTATGGTTTATATGTAATCAGGGGAGTGCCGCTCTATGGCGACGCCCCCCTGTTGCTGTTACCCTTCTGGTTAGCTGTTCAATCATCGCTTGGAAAGGCGAAAGAGTCCAGAGCTTTCTGCTTATCCGCAGGCGCTTTCTTTGGGCTCTTTCACCGTTACCTCTCGTGACTGAGCGGATGATCTATCCGCATTGGCTATCATCCTGTTTTCCATTTCCTGGATATATTCATCCCAAAAGTCATATAATGATTGGTTGATATGTCCGGCGTCCAACAGGGCCTGCGCAATGTCACGAAACACAGATGCTTTGACTTTTGCTTCAAAGCACCTCAGATCCATGCTTGTATCCTTTCCGGCGTGCCTGTGTCTGGCACTCGCGGCTGCAAAACCGCTTGCCGGGATAACCGTGGCTGACAAATACAGCGCCACATTCTTCGCAGTAACAGATGTAACGCTTGCGCTGTTTCTGATGGTTATGCCACTGATAGCGGCATGCGTCTGAACAGAATTGCTTTCGCTTTGCTCCCTCTACATGGATAAGCTCTGCTCCACAATTCCTACAGAGACCGTCAGGGAATGATGGCTGGCTTCTCTTTGCTCTTGAACATATCGTCCTGGCGTAGGTTTCCTTCACATCAAGATTCTGTGCAATCTCCTTGTACTTCAAGTTCTGCGCTCGCAAGGCGAGTATCATCTCCTTCAGTAGTGTATTCTTCATAGGCACTCCTTTCATTTATGGTTGATATTTGGTACCCCGCGAACGGGGCATATATGGATAACCGGCCCGCCGGGCGGCGGACCGGATAAATGTGGTGTGGTTTGCAGCTGGTCTGCAGCTACTACAGTTTGCGCACTTCATCAACACCGGGAATCATCCCCAGGCCGGAACCGTTGTCCCAGCTAATCTGGATCGTTCCGGCGGAGTCAACGAACTCAACAGTGCCCTTCGTGCCGGGCTGGAGCTTCGTGTAAGGGTCGCTGGTATAGACCAGCTCAACTCGCGTACCCTTCGGGTAGCGGGCGCGAAGCATCGCGAGCTTCGCCTCTGACGGGAAACCGTCATTTCTCATCGGTAGATTCCTCCTCTCCATTTCCAACATCATCATCCGCTTCGGTATCGTCCTCGGTCTCCTCCTCGGCCGGCTCGTCCTGCGCGGGCGGGGTAACCGTGGGCTTGAACACCGTGGGCATATCGAGATCGAAGTCGGTAGCGCTCGGCGCGTTGCCGTACCTCCAGGCTCCGTTGCCCTCCAGATTCCGGATCAGGAATCGCCGAGCGAACTTGTATTCTTCGCCCTTGAACCCCAGGTTGTTGAGGAACAGGCGCATCGTGAACTTGTCGTTGTCGGTCGGCTTCTCCGTCGAGCTGATCCGCGAAGAGGTCAGCGCCCTCAAAGCGATGGCGTGAATGAACTTCGCGTAAGCGTCGACTTCGCCGTCGATGCCTTGCAGGGTGAACCAGGGGAACATGATCTGATCGTCATTGACAATGATCGTCAGTTCCTCCGTCTCGAACACTTTCTTTAACAGCGTCTGCTTGCTCTGCACCAGCGCCCGTAGCCTGTCGATTGCGGCGTCGGAGAACTTCTCACGCGGCAGGGAAAGGGTCAGCTTGGTGTCCTCATCGGAATTATCCTCTTCGGACTCAGCCTGTTCCTCGGGCGCTTCAGCAGCTTCCGGGGCCTCTTCGGCGTCGCCGGTCTCGGCGGTTTCCCCGCCCTCGTCGGGCGCGGAATCGCCGTTTTCCGGGGCTTCCTCGGCCTCCTCGGTATCGTCCTCGCTGGCCGGGGAATCGCCCGCCACAGGCGCGGTTTCCGCCGCGTCGTGCGCATCCGGTTCCGGCTCCTCCGAGGCTTCGGGCTCGGGTTCCTCGTCGGAATCTTCATCCTCATCCTCGGATTCATCGGCTTCAGTCTCTTCCGCTTCCGGTTCGGCGTCCGCTTTGTCAGGATCGGCATCCTCGTCGGGAAACAACTCCGACAGCGGTTCCTCCGGCTTGTACTCGTACTCAGCGTACAGAGCGTCAACCAGCCGGAACACATCATCCGTCGTAGCTTCAGCCGGGGTGTCCACATTGCCGTTCTTGTCGACAACATAGCCGCCAATGTTATAGGCGAAGCTGGGCGGTCCCTGATAAACAGAGGCGACGGCCAGCAGGTGCGCGATAGCATTGACGAGTTCCTTCCGGGCGGGTCCAGTGACATTGTAGGTAATCTTCATGGGTTTACTCTCCTTTCTATATTGGCATCCAGCGCATGCTGGAATTGACCGGTCAGGTGTGGATTTCGTATCGGCAGTAGTGATGGCCATTGCGCTTTCCCTCATGGAGAATCAAACCGCCGTTTTTCGGATATCCGCTTTGGGTCATAAAATAGAAGCTGTAGCCGCCGTCGTTATACAGCGTTACAGCCTCATCGGGCCACTTGAAGCAGTCTCTCATCGCCTTGGAAAAGGCGCGGCGCGTTCGCTTGTTCTTTAATATCCTTCGTATGGTATCCGTCGCGGGCTGCGATATTATCGCCGCACGTTTCGGCTTCGACTGATACAAGAACCGAACCCGTTTTTTCTCCGTCAGAACCGTCATCAGCTTGTGCATGGGAATCTTGATCTGCTGCCTGAAGCCCCAGATATTGTTATCTGAAGCGATAGACAACCAAATGATGCGGACCGTGAGATCATACTCTTCGCGCCAGATTTCGGCATAATTGCCGCAGTCCGTCGCGAGAGAGAACCGATCCTCAGGTTTGGACATCACATCGACCATCGTCTCGCGCAGGATCAGAAACCTGCCCCGCGCATAGTGTTTCCGGTCGTAAGTCCTGATGCCGATACAACCGCCATCATGACTCAGCTCAACCTTGATGCTTTCCATTATCTATCCTCGCTTTCTTCAATCTCCATCGTGCAAAACGGGAACACGTCCCAGTTGCAGTTTTCTCCGAGCTTGTCCAGGATTTCCCGCTGTTTATTCTCAGTCAGGTCATCCCAATAGAATTCGATCTTGACCAATGCTTCTCACCTCTTCAGCTTCTGCTTGATACGCAGGAAGAAGAGGCGCAACCGGCTGTAATCCTGACGGATCAAGTGGTAGATGGTATCGTAGAAATCCTCTGCCTCATAGGGCAGCGGCTCGACACCATGCAACCGATCCATCAGGATTTGGTCAGCCACAACGTATTCCGCTTCTTTGCGGGACCAGTGGATAATATCGTATTCATCCATCGCGTCATAGACCTTCAGGATGATCCGCATAATCGCTTGCGCGTCAGACAGACAGGCTTGCATTCAGCATCCCTCCTTAATTGCGTCGGCGGGCAGATTCTCAAAATACTCAACAAGGGCATCGAGAATCAGCTTGCTCTGGTCGTCCTCGGGCCGGATGTCCCATCCCCGGTCATAGTTGACCAGGATAACAGGCTCATCCGTGAGGTGGTTCGGCTTCCGGCGGACCGTCAGCTTGCTGACGCGCCCGCCGTTAATGCCGTACTTTGAACCTTCCGGGAATACCTTGGCAAAGAATTCATACCGGGCGATGGCGCCTTTGAACCAGCCATCCTCCTTGCGGACGGTCATGGTCTCTATAAGCTTCATCTGCCTTTCGGCATGCTTCTCAGCGTCAAATACCGTCGAGCTCATAGATCTCCGCCTCCGTTTCCCATGCGTCGGTAAGACCGACAATGATCGGGCCGAATCTGACGTAACCGTAGGTATCGTCATAATTCCGGGCATCGATATCCTCCGCGAACTCATTGAGCGGCGTGTGAATCAGCGTCCGGGAATCATAGATTGTAGAAAATCCACGCTCCATCGCTTCCACACAGACGTCGTAGAGCGGCAGGGGATGCAGATGATACGGATCGGCAGCCGGAGGCTTGGGAGAGGGCAGACTCTCGTTTATTTCTGACAGCCTTGCTGTAAATGTGTGGGCCTGTTCCTGATCCTCGCAGGAAAGGTATTCATCGGCAAATACACAGATCAACTTCTCGTTGTCGAGCATATTATTGTTGATGAACTCTTTCATTTCTGCTTCGGCCTGTTCCCGCGTTCTCACGCAGTAAGGATTTGCTAAATAATAATTGCTCAATTTTGTTATATGTGGTATAATCTTTCTAGAGACAAACTCTAGGAGGTGTAGCCATGCAGCTGTCAGTGGAAGCGCTCGACGATCTCGTTATGCTAAT